GATAACCAGACACAGACGTACCTAATGGTATCTTTGGCCCCTCTCCAGCGGCCCCTGTGTGCGTGTGCCCTGTGGTTCCAAACGCCGTTTGCAGGGCATTAAACTCATTGTTGAGAGGCGCTGCCGTAATGTCTAGCGTGTTCTGTATACTGCTTGCGGATTGTCTGGTATATCCTGCCATTATCGTCTTCCTGCTTTAGCATATTCAAACACCATGCCTTGAATGGTGTGTGGGGCGAATTGCCCCTGCGTTACAAATGTAGCCTGCACACTGAAGCCACTGCCCTGTATGTCGTTGAGAATAACAGGCTTAGACGTACCGCCGTAGGTTACGTTTGAGCCGCCGTAAGTTATATTTCTCCCGCCAAACACCACAGGCGCACCTGTACTCGTTTGAGCATAATCGGCTGGGTTAATAGTGTTGGGGTCTGACCAATCATACTGCAGCGCCAGATTCATAGTGAAGGGGCCTTCGGCCCGTACAAATGTATTGAGTTTGTGTATGGTTTTTCTTATCTCGGTGTCGCCCATATCTAAATATGGGGTACTATAAATCGATATTATATCTTCCCCGGCTAATGTATTACCGTTTTCTTGCTGGTATACTTTTCCATCAAAGCCCCCATGTAAGACATACTCCCTAGCGCCTATAAATTCACTGGTAATACAGGAGACTTTGAAGCCTAGTAATTCACTATACTCCCATTTAACCGCAGACCCGTCGAACACTAGGCCACCCAGAATACCAATGCCTTCGTCTGCAGTACCTCCTATAAAGACACGTACTTGGCTTTTGGATTTAATCACACAAGAATTAAGCGTACCCAAATCTTCATTTTTAATAATGTCAATTAAGCGACCTTGAATAGGACGAGAAATGGATTCTAATTCGACGTCTCCGATGCGTGACGTACCCGCAACGGGGCGTAAGCCATCATGGGCTAAGAATATGAGATCCCCGCCAAGTTCCTGCACACTATCTCGAGCCACGCAGCCTGTGTTAGCAGTCACACTATCCAATTTAAATGGCGCTGGGGCGCTAGTAGAAGCGTCGGCGGTAAACTTCTTAATGGCGTTTTGACCAAACACAAAAAGATTATCCCGGAAGGGTTTGATTTGTATTACCTCGTACCCTATGGAATACTGCTCACCACCCGAGGCAGTGGTCCAATCAAACGGGTTTAAAGGCGCACAGTGAGATACACCACCTCGGTACTCCAGATCCCCACCCATAAAAATGTGGTTCTCAAAGACATCTACAATGGCAGGAGCGTCGTAGGCAGTTGCTCCCCCGGGACTTGTTAATGTCCCAGCGCCTGAACTGGTTATCTCTCTCCAGTTTGTACCATCGAAGATTACCGCTGGATTAACCCCATCTACAAATATGATGAAGGAGCCCGGTACGGCGGGATCTGGTGAGGACGCTGCCCGAGTGCCGAAGTTAAATTGCACATGGCGGACCTTGGATACGGTTTTAAGACTAAATCCGCTGCCTGTTTGTGTCGCTCGGGCGGTCAGACCCGTAGTAATTTTATTCCAGCCTAATAATGGTTGGTGCTTCCAAAAAGAATAAGTATTAGCACCCACGTCCTTGCGCATGGCAATGGGATATGGATTAGAAGTAGAGTTTTCATTACGATACATAACAAGGCCTAAAATAGGCCCTTCAGCTACGTCGTCGTCGTTAGAATCCTTTGCCTGTACTTCTTGCCCATAATCGCCAGAGGCGTAGGTTACAGTGGTGTCGTAGTAATTAAAGCCCTCAATGCGGCGATAACCTCCGAACAGACTAGGCTCGTAGTTCAGCAGTCGAGTAGCCGCACCACTATTATTCTCGGCTAAATCCAAATGGTTCTCATTGGAGTTTAGACCGCCGGAGCATACTACTTTAAGGGATTCAATCCTATCCACTTAGAAACTCGCATTAACTGTTTTGTATTGAGCAGCGCCACTACCCCCGCCGAAGTTGACCCGTGTGTCACGGAGACTGGAGTAGGCATTTATGTATTGGCTTTTCAAATCCGCCACGGCCTGCATAAAATTAGCTTTAGCCAGTTGGGCAGACTCTGGGTTATCCTTCAGCATGTACATATGATACAACGCACCCTCTATGATCGTAGGCTCCACCGCATTAGGATAAATTATATTGCCTAACATGGTGTCGTCGTAGTTGACCATTTCTGCAGGATGAAAATAGTATCTAAATTGTAGTCGGTAAGTTTTATCCGGGGCAGGGCTTACCCCCCAACCTGTACCGTGGGACGGGAATACATATTTAGGTATACTTAAACCCAAAGTAGAATTGTCGTCGTCCCTATCTCTGAAATTCTTGTACCATGTATCCGTAGAGATAAATTCTAGCCTCTTGCTTTCGGATGAATAAGTACCATCACCTACAATCTGAAAACTCTCCCACTCCATAGTCTTCATACCTACGGGATTGGAGTATTCCGTCTGACCAACCACTAAGGTGGTAGTCTCTTCCGCCGCATTCCAAGGCCACTCATACTGCATGGTGTTTAAATCAAACATAGCCGAGTTAATGGCGTCTTTAGCCGCAGCGTGAATACCCCGGGCTAAGGCGAAGTCGGTAGTGGATAGCTCAACCTCATTAAGGCGTCTTAGAAGCCTATTGGTTAAATTTATAAATGTAGTCATTACGCAACTTTCTTATAGGGCGATGCGGGAGAAGACACTTCAGTAGATTTGAACGGAGAGTTGGTTAGAGATACCGTGGATGATTTAAACGGTTGCTGATGTATCTCTGTGAATGTGAACACATTAGTAGCAAAACTGGTGGTAGGGGCATTAACCGTGCCTGCAATGTTAGATGTATAACGTACCCCGCCTAGTACATTGGTGGATGTATTAAAGTTAATAGTAGGACGACTAACTCTGACACAGTTTGCAGCAGAAGAACTAGACCCTGCTATACTTGCTGAAGAGGTACTCTCAATAATTCTTTGGGCATGTATAACATTTGTTATAACAATACTGCCTGATGCTGCCGCACTAACGACGAGTCCAGTGTAACCCTGCGCACCAAATGACAGATCAATATCGCCAGAAACATCTACAGTTCTAATTCGTTTTAAATCTGTTGAGGACGACGAAACTATTGATCCACTCGCCGCACCATCATTTATAATCTCAGTTTTTTGTACTGATCCTGTTACCGCAACAGAACCCGCCGCTGCGCCATCATTTAGCCGATCAGCATCTACGGAACTTGTGGATGAAATAGACCCACTTACACTGGCATCCCTGATCCTATCAGCATCGACCGTGCCCGTGACAGATATTGATCCAGATGCTGGAGCGGCGAGGTTTATATTACCAGTTTGACTTGTGGTAGTTGATACATCAGTCGATGCAGCGCCGTCTATTACTATAGCAGCATTAGTGCCGCCTGTAGAAGAAACTGATGCAGATGCACTTGCTTCCCTAACCCGTGCAGCCGAAGAGGTGGTTGAGGAAGCTACTGTAGCTGTTGCACTGCCCACAAAAACAGTTGAAGCACCGACGCTGGTAGATACATTAACATTTGTAGATGCTTGTCCTACCTTGATATTAGAAGACACTTCAGCAGTGACTTCCATTTCTTCAGTGATGGCACCTTCAACAGCCAAACGCCCAGAAACAGACGCCGTGATAGCAACGCTTTCGGTGATAGAACCCGCTGCGACAATTTCGCCGTCAATGCTTGAGGTAACTGCTAGTGAAGCAGCGGCCTCTCCCAGAGAAACTTTCTGTGCATCCACACTTGTTGTAGTGACACTGTTAACCGTAGCATCCGCTGGAGTGCGTACTCCCGCCTCAACAGTGCCTGTGCTGACGACAGAGGATACGGCATCAGCTACTTTAACAGACCTACTATCAATGGCTGTAGTGGTAGATATAGAAGCAGCAGCAGCGCCTAGATTTACTTTCTGCGCATCTACAGAAGTGGTGATGCTTACATCGCCTAATGGTACAAGGATGTTTGCTTTTTGCGCATCAACGGACGAGGTTGTCGTTATGGTGCCAGTAGCTTCTGCATCAACTTGTATGAGGCTGGCGGTAGCGGATGCCGTAATTGCTACGGATTCCGTGATACTTCCATTTGTACCTGTCTGAGCGGCGAAGGAGCCTGTGATGGCAAGTGACTCTGTGATGTCTCCATCGACTGCTAATCTACCCGCCGCTGACGCTGTAATTGCGGCACTTTCGGTAATATCGCCATCTATAGCAACTCTACCAGCCGCTGACGCTGTAATAGCGGCGCTCTCAGTGATGTCTCCATCAACTGCCAGCCTACCAGCAACAGAGCCAGTAACTGCAACGGATTCTGTGACATCGCCGTCTTTAAATATATTATAAAGGACACTGCTGCTTGTCGAAATACTACCTGATGCAGCAGTTTCTTTAACTACAGCGGCATCTATAGTAGTCGTTGAAGTTACAGTAGCAGCAGCATCAACTGTAGCCACCCGCACCGCATCAATTGTACCACTGGCAGATATTGAACCAGAGGCAAGACTATCAACGACTACTTCCCCAGACACTGTGGTCGTTGAAGATACGGACGCACTCGCAGCGCCATCAATTACAATCTCACCAGAAACTGTTGTTGTCGCTGCAACAGAGGCGCTGGCGGCACCGTCTTTTAATCTATTTGCCTCAACCGAAGTAGTACAAGCTAGTGTACCAGTAGCAACGACAGGCTTAACAACTTTAGCTTCAACACCACTAGAGGCAGCAATATTTGCAGACGCTGTAGCATCTACAAAATTACCGCCAGCCAACCCACCTAACGGGGCGCTGGCTAATGGGTGAAATCCTAACATTCAGTTAGCCTTTCAACGGTGCAGATGGGATGTTACTGCTTTCGTCAGCGGCGGCGTTTTTTGTGTTGCTCATAGTTATGCCTCTGAATTAACCATTAAGAGTACTCAAAAATATATGCAGCGCCAGCATCTGTTGTAGAACTGGGATCCTCGTTATCAGCGCCTACAATGACTGTGTTTCCATCACCCGAAATAAAGACAGATCGCCCAAAATTATCACCTGCCTCTGCGTCAGATGCTTGTATCTTAGCTTTTTGTGACCAAGTTGTACCAGAACGTGTCCAGATATAGGCAGAACCAGCATTGCTACCATTAGTGTCTTCATTATGTGCGCCTACAATAGCCGTGTTTCCATCATCTGAGACAGAGACAGATTGCCCAAAATAATCTCCTGTCTCTGGGTCAGACGCTTGTATCTTGGCTTGTTGGGACCATGTTGTCCCTGATCTAGTGAAGATATAAGCAGCGCCATTATTTGTTAAAGATGAGAAATCTTCAGTAGGAGCGCCTATAATAGCTGTATCTCCATCACCCGAAATAAAGACAGATAGCCCAAAATTATCACTCGCTTCTGCATCTGACGCTTGTATCTTAGCTTGCTGTGACCATGTTGTACCAGAGCGAGTAAAGATGTAAGCAGCGCCAGCATCAGTTGCAGTCGTGTCTTCCCTCCAAGCACCTATAATAGCTGTGTTTCCATCATCTGAAATAGAAACAGCCCAACCAAAATAATCATTAGCTGCTGCATCTGACGCTTGTATCTTAGCTTGTTGGGACCAAGTGGTTCCAGACCGAGTAAAGATATAAGCTGAACCAGCAGAAGTTCCACTGGTGTCTTCCAAATATGCACTAACAATAGCTGTATCACCATCCCCAGAAATAGAAACAGAAAAACCAAAGTAGTCATTCGTTTCTGCATCACTAGCTTGTATCTTGGCTTGTTGGGACCATGTTGTCCCTGATCTAGTAAAAATATATGCGGCGCCAGCATCAGTTGCAGTCGTGTCTTCATATTGAGCACCTATAATAGCTGTGTTTCCATCGTCTGAAATAGAAACAGAACTACCAAATTGATCAGACGCTTCTGCATCACTGGCTTGTATCTTAGCTTGCTGTGACCATGTTGTCCCTGATCTAGTAAAGATATATACAGAACCAGCATTTGTTGCGGTGGTGTCTTCCATCTGAGCACCTATTATTGCTGTGTTTCCATCGTCTGAAATAGAAACAGAAATACCAAAGTCATCACTTGCTTCTGCATCACTAGCTGTTAGTTTCTGTTGTTGGGACCATGTTGCAAAGTTCAAAGTAAAGGTTGTCGTATTATCAACAGAAGTGTTAACACCATCTGTTACTGAAAAAGTCACTGCAAAAGTTCCACCGTTAGGCGCAGTGGTTGAGGAGCTAGGAGTAAGCGTAAATACGTTACTGGACTGAGAAATTGTGGATAGAACAGTATTTGTATCGGCGCTTGTCGTGATGTTTACCGATCCGCCCCCATCAGTAAGCGTAGCTGAAAACGCTGTACTTGTACCTGCTGCTGCCGACCACGTTAGATCATCGGCCTCTGGGTCAGGGTCAGCCGATCCTGTAACACTGCTAGTCGTAGTGCCGTTGTCTGCAAGTGTGTATGCAGAAGATGTTCCACTACCACCACCAGAGATAGCTATAGAAACAGATTGTGGTCCTTGGTTCGTAACCGTGGCAATCAAATACCAACCCGCCGTCTTTCGAACAAAGATTTTATTCAAATCAGTGACCAGCGCCATATCCCCAACGGAAGGACTGCTTATATTCCCCAAAGCAGTGAGATCTTGAACAGCGGTAACGCTTGAACCTGCCGCCACAAAAGATACCCCGCCAGAGCCAGTGCTTTGGAGTACCTGACCGCTAGTCCCATCGTCTAATGCGGCTGCAAGGTTGGCTAAGTTTTTTGTGTTAGTCATGCGGCACCTTTTTCACTAATAAACAATGGTGGTATGTGTGCCACCTGTTCCGAAGCCTGTGGTATAGTTGGTTGAGCCATTGCCATGAATTGTGAAGGTGTAATTTGAAGCAGTAGATGAGTGCGATCCAAACGCAATATATGGACCGCCAGTATTGTGCATGTTGGTATATGCGTATGTGCCATTTTGATGACTACCGTTAGGACTACCGCATCTGGAACTCCACGTTCCATTTTTACCTAACCACATATAATTAGTGGTCCACATGAGCATAACCCGATCACCGTTGCTTATACCACTAAGACCAGTGACGCTTCCACCACCATCATATCCATTGCTGAGTAGCGAAACTGAATAACCAAGTGAATGTCCTCTATTTGATCCCAAAAAAGAAGGATACATCCAAATAGCAGGGTCATCTCCAGTGCTAATATCTTGAAACTCTACTTCCAAATAAAAACTGCTTGCGCCTGTCGTATCTCGCACATCTAACACATTCGATACACCACCGCCGCCGTTCGTAGAGTTTGAAGTATCACCTGTATAAGAAAACGTACCGCCATTAGTGCTATCGGCTGTAAAAAAGCCCGTGCTTTGTGCAAAAGTGACTTCTCTTAACAGTCTTACATCCACCGTTCTAGTGGTCATTCTTGCTCCATCTGAAGCGCTTAAACGTGCTTTAAACGAACCAAAGTTTGATGTTGATGGAGTAAATGTATAAACACCTGTTGTTTGGTTTATAGTTGTATCAGACGAAAGCTGCGAAGGCCGTGCATTATTTGTGGTGTTGTAACTTATACCATAACTGACATCAAAACCTTCTGGATCGTAAGCCACCATTGTCACTGTAGACGTGCTTCCATTTGTATTAAGATCATGAGATGTTGGTGGCTCTGTAGTGACAAAAGGTGTTTCGTCTACGCCAAGTGCTACCCGTTTCCACGCTGACGTAGTGCGAATGTATAATTGATCAGCGGCAAGGTCATAGGCAAGGTCACCCTCGCTTGGGCTGCTCACGTTGTCAATATAAGTTGCCCCAGCGGGAGTTCCGTCAGTGCCAGATTTACCTGTGTAAGTCGTAACTCCAGAGCCGCCACCAGAAGCCGCCCCGAACTCAAGCCCATCAGCGCCGCTGTTGACCACAAGAGTTTGGCCCGCCGTCCCCAATGCTGTGGGCAGGTTCACCGCTACTGTTTGTGCTAGGTTGCCGAGATCTCTGGATTTGGTCATTCAATCAAACTCCACGATTGTGTGGCTTCGTCCCATCTGTGCATTTTGCCATCGCTTGGATAAGAAACGGGAGCTTCCCATTGGCATGTTTCTTCATTGAGGGTCCAAGAAACATACGGGCGAGGGGCTAAAAAGGCGTCACGAGTTGCGTCATAACTAAAGCCAGCGCTAGCAAAGTTTTTACGAATAGTGCCGTTGTAACTTGTCTGTTTCCAAGTGCCGCCGAACAAGTCTGAGCAGAATGCAGCGCCTAGTGCTTCTTGCTCAACACCATTCTCATCAAGCAAAACTTCATTTGCTACAACCACCACTTGCTGAACGGTGTTATACGGATCTAGCTGCGCAAAATGTGCCATTAAATTGTTAAGCTCCCGCTGCTAGTAAAAGTATAAACGTAGTTAGTTCCAACTTGTGTTACAGTCGGATTGCCAGTTGTTGAAACAACTCCTGTCGTGCGGATAATCACTACCCCAGAACCGCCATTTCCACCGTAATAACCTGTGGTGCTGGTTGTCCATCCTCCACCACCGCCACCGCCGCCAGTGTTTGTGCCACCAGCGCCGCCGTTAGTGCCTGTTCCCCCATCTGATCCACTATTTATAGAAGAGCCGCCACCAATACCGTAGCCCGACCCTGTAGTGACACTACCACCTCCGCCGCCACCAATTCCACCATCCCCTGCCGTGCCGCTAGAGTGATCAGCCCCACCGCCGCCACCAGCCCAATAATAGTTATTGCCATCTATATTTATTTGTTTTCCTGCACCGCCTGTACCATAAGCACCGTTACTCAATACATTACCATCATACCCAGATGCACCAGCGCCACCGCCGCCGCCGCCGTTTTCTTGAGGTGAAGTATTATGAACACCGCCGCCGCCATCATTCCCAAAGCCACCAGACGATGAAGCAGGTTGTGTTGCACTACCCCCGCCGAAAACACCATAGCCAGCGCCGTTATTTCTACTACCACCACCGCCAGAGCCACCGTCTGATTGGGTAGTATTTGAAGTAGCACCGCCTTGGCCTCCGCCACCACCTAATGCAGTAACCGTTAAACTACCGCCAGATATAGAACTGTTGCTTCCTGCCGCACCAGTTGAACCAGCGCCAGAACCTCCACCACCAACGGTAATGGTGTAAGTAACATTAGATTGGTCGGTATAATCTGTGCTTCGATACACTAATCCACCAGCACCGCCACCAGCGCCTATAGCTCCACCGCCAGCGCCACCTCCCGCTACAACAAGCCACTGCTTAATAATTAGTCCTTCGTATGAGGGCCAATTACCCTCACGTTGTTCATCAGCAACATTATTCAGTGAAAAAATACCACTAGCACTTCCACCACTAACTGTAGATTTTTTACCAGTGATTGATGAATTATAGCGAGACACTAGCTGATCTCCTCGTAGGAGCATACAGCTTCAAGGTCAGATGCGGCGTTAGCGGTAAGCCTCAAGCTATCCCCTTCTTCAAGATAAATTGCTTTTGCCAGAACATCCAAAGTTGCATCAGCGGGAACCACAACGGT